CTTCCGCTGGGTTTCCGTATTATCACTCCAAGGATTTACTGTTGCACGAGATACCTCCTCTTCCCTATGCTCCACACCCTGTAGATTTCGATGAAGAAGTTTGGGATCGTGTGCGTGATATGGAAATCAGAGCGATGAGAAGAGAACGAACTGGTGCTGTATTCACAGCTCAGCTTAAAGATGAACCTGTCTCCGAAAAGAAAATAGCTTCATCCGCTACCAGAGTATTCTCGGCATCTCCAGTGGATTTTTTGTTGCTAACTCGGAAATATTCCCTATCATTCATTCGTCTGTTGCAACGCAACAGATACGTGTTTGAGGCAGGTCCGGGTACAGTTGTACAATCTACGGAGTGGGCAGATCTATACGCATATCTAACGCACCACGGAGAGGACAGAATCGTCGCTGGAGATTACGCCTCATTTGATAAGTCAATGGCTCCAGAATTCATATTGGGAGCTTTTGAGATCATACGGCGCGTGTGTGAACGAGGACCAAAATACCCATCAGAAGGGCTTGATGTATTGGATAGCATATCCCACGATATCGCTTTCCCATACACAGATTTCTTTGGAGATTTAGTTATGTTCATTGGATCCAATCCTAGCGGCCACCCTCTTACTGCCATCATTAACAGTATCGTGAACTCATTGTATATGAGATGTGTGTATGCCATTTTGAATCCAGACCATGAGGTTTCGACATTCAAAGAGAATGTGAGATTGTTCACCTATGGGGATGATAACATTTTTGGAGTTTCCAAAATGTGTCCCTGGTATAATCACACGTCTATTTCTGAGTGTTTTAGTCGATATGGCATTACATACACGATGGCTGAAAAGGACGCAGTGAGCGTTCCGTATATTCACATTTCTGAGGCTACATTCCTTAAGAGGAGTTTCAGATTTGACCCAGATATAATGGAATGGGTCGCTCCGCTTGACTATAAATCTCTGTGCAAGACGTTGCTGTGGCACGTGAAGAGCGCTGCGTGTTCTGAGGGATATTTGGC